AGTGGCAAATGTCTTATTTGCTGTGACAAACTCGCGCGTACTCGCGAGTAGCTACTTATTAACCAGTTACTTTATAACGCAATATCTGACGCAATACCTGACGCGAATACCTACCTGGTTTCGCTGGCTGGCTGGCTGGCGTTCTAGAGCTTACACAGTAGAACAAACGTGCTAACGAAAATTGCAGATAGATTGTCGAGCGTAGCGAGCCACCACGTTGGAGTGGTGGTGTGTGTGCCAGGGTAGGGTGGTGCAGGGTGGATGAGGGGGGTGTGGTGTGGAGATGTGGGGAAGGGTGTGTGTTGGGACTCCTCTGCCGACTCAGAACCTGAAAAGTACTAGGTGTAGTTGTGTCGTGTTACATGGTGTAACGGGGGTGTAACGGGTGTAACGCAAAAAGTGTTGCCGTTACGCTTGCGTTACATCATTTTGAGATGGATGTAACGCATGTAACGCTGATGTAACGGGGAATGTAACGGGCTTTCCTCGCGTACGCGGGACGGAGTTAACTGTTAACTGTTTAACTGTTACAAATACTGACGTATATATTTGTAACAGTGTTAACCCCCTTTCTTAAAAATGTTTTCCCCCTTTCGTGTAACGGGGTGTAACGGATGTTTCTTGAGTTATGCGTATGATGTTGTTTATACTTTTGTTGTTGTCGAGGCTGTCGTATCCGGGGTTTCTCCTTCTCTGAGTCCTCGTTAGGGTTACAGTTGTCTCTGTCGGGTAGGTACGTCCTTTAGAGGCTTTGTCGTCAACAGCCAGGCTCCTTATGCGTAAGAAACGCCTCCTGCGCTAAAGGAGTTTGTGCTTTAGGAGGTGTAACTTGTTACTTGCCGGGGACAGGAAGGCGATTCTCAGTACGATAGGTTTCGATACGTGGCCTGAGCAGGACGAGATCCTCAATCACAAGGCACGTATTAAGCTTGTTGCGGGTGGAGAACGTGCCGGGAAGAGCTTCTTAGGGGCATTGTCTGTCATCAGCCGCCTGGACGAGTTCGAGGCAGGCGATATATGTTGGTTAGTTGCCAGAGATTACGAGAGGACCCGTGCGGAATGGAACTACCTGTCGGAAATCCTTACGAAGCTGGGCTTTCTCATCAAGCAGACCAAGCGTATCGACCCCGGAGAGATGACGGTTGCCTGCGGTACCAGCGATAAGCCCGGTGTCTTTACGATTAAGAGTAAATCGGCGCAGGATCATCGGAGCCTTGCCATGGAAGCCCCAAGAATGGTGGTTGCCTGCGAGGCTTCTCAGATCGATCACGAGAGTTTTCTAAGGCTCAGGGGTCGTATTGCAGAAAAGCGGGGGTATTTGTTCTTAGAGGGTACTTTCGAGATGTCTTTAGGCTGGTATCCCTCGCAATGGGAGGCCTGGCAGTTCTTTAACCCCGACGATGACGCTATTTCCTTCTCATTGCCGTCGTGGACCAACCAGGTTGTCTACCCTGACGGCAGGGAAGACGAGGAAATCCTCTCTTTAGAGCGATTGCACTCCGAAGACTGGTTCAACGAGCGTATTGCCGGTGTACCTGCTCCCCCGAAAGGGCTTGTTCACAGCATGTTCGACGTTCAAACGCATATATCCGACAGGGCAGAGTATATCGAGGGCGAAGCCGTCCATTTATGGGTAGACCCGGGGTATTCGCAGGTCACGAAGTCCGCATATGCAGTCGAGGTAGTGCAGATAATCGGAGACCAGGTAAGAATTATCGACGAGGTCTTCGAGAGAGAGAAGATCACCGAGGAAATCATAGAGATCTGCCAGATGCGCCCGTGGTGGCAGGATGTTCAACACGCTGTCATCGATATAGCAGCACACAGCATCGGGGAGTCCCGCCCGGTAGATACATGGCTCGAAAAAGCAGGGCTTTACATGCAGTCAGAGCGCGTCGGGATACTTGACGGGGTAGAGCGGTTTAATACATTCTTGAAAGAGAACCCGTCAACAAGACAGCCGCACATGTTGATAAATCCAAAGGCAAGAGGGGTTATTTCCGAACTCGGAGGATGCGCGAACCCGTTCGACGACCAGATCCATGTCTATACCTGGCGCACGGACAGGGATAATAATGTTGTCGGGAGAGAACCAAGGGACGCTTTTAACCACGGCGTTAAGGCAATTACCTACGGACTCGTTGTAAACTTTGGTTACGCCAGGGCGGCAGGGGCGACAAAGATCATTACTGTAAACAGGTGGTAACGTGGCAAAAATCGACGACCTAGTAGACCAGATCGAAGAGGTCTGGGACTCGCCGGGATTCCGAACGCGAAGAACACGGATGGAAAACGATTACGGTCTGTACCGTATGAATCCATACGAAGCAGGCAACGGATACCAGAGTTATACCTCTAACGCCCCAAAGATACTTGCCGACAAGATAATGTCCTATTTATCAAACGCACAGATGTCGGTACGTGTTCCCATCAGTTCAGAAGTTGCAGACCGAACACCCGGAACCCTCAAGGAAAAGTTCGTTATCGGCGCACTCAACCTTGCAGACGAACGAATGCAGAGATACGGACAGCCCTCGATCAGGGAACAACTCGCCTTCTATGTCGTACTCAGGGGATGGTACGCAGGACGGGCAATGCTCAACAAGCATAAAGACGACACAACATATGTCGATATAACGCCGTTCGACCCGCTACATATCTGCTACGAGATGGACGACCAGGGAATCGTATGGCTCGCACACAAGACAAAACGCTCGCCGTCGGCAGTAAAACGATCTTATAACGTCGATGTAGAACCGGCCATCGAGGGAGAATCCTCAGCAGGCATAACCGTCTGGGACTACTACTCAAGGACAGAGAACGCAATTATCGTCGTAGGGGATAACGAAGAGAATCAGTACGGCAAGAAACTCACCAAGCACAACGTCATGGACGCGAACGGAAACCCGTGCGCGCCTGTTTTCTTAGGCGCAGTAGGACCCGCACCGTGGGTACAGGACGAGATCTCGGGAGATGACACCGCACGGGACTACGGCGAGTCGATATTTGCAGCAAACAGGGATCTCTACGAAGACTATAACTTCGCAATGAGTGCCTACAAGACGCTCGTAAGACGGGCTGTAAGGCGACCGTACAAGATTGTTTCCCCGGACGGAACGACAACTCTTGATACAGATCCCTGGCAGGACGGATCGGAAGTCCCACTCCCCGCAGGAACCGATATCAGGCTCATGGAAGAAGTCACGATGCCCCTTGACACGGGAGCATTTGTCGGACTCATATCAGGGGAATTACAAAGAGGTGGGCTATCTAACGTCAGCTACGGCGAACTGCCCTTTGCGATCTCGGGATTTGCCGCGAAGATATTGCAGGAAGGCTCTGCCCACCAGATAGAGCCAAGAACAAAAGGCATGACCGCCTGCTACAAGCAGATCTCAGAAATTGTCTCGATGCAGTACGAGACTGGCGGGTTTTCCCCACTCGACGTAAGAGGCCGACATAACGATATTGCAAGCTATTTCAACGAGGAGATTAAACCGGCAGACCTCGAAGGAGCCGGGGCTATCGATATAAAGTTCGGTGTGCGTATGCCACAGGACGAACCGCAGCTTGTAACGATGGCGCAGATGATGAGGGAAGGCGCGAAGCCACTTGCACCGGATGAATGGATTTGGGAGAATGTCCTACAGATCAATGACGTTGACCAGTTCCGAAACGCGATTTCCGCACAGCAGGCACAGGTAACTGAGCCGAAGGCGTTGCTGCTTACGCTTATCGAAGGACTCATGCACTCAGGGGAGCAGGACAAGGCACTGATCTATATAGACCTCCTCCGAAAGACCATGAAACAGGATCAGCAAGAGGAAACAGCGCAGGACTTACAGTTCCAGCAGTTACTGATGGCAGCAGGTATGCAGGCACAACAAACAGACCAGCAGATGCAACCTCCGGTTCCACCACAGGGACCACCGGGAGGGCCGCCTAATGTTCCCGGTGGAGTAATGTCATCGCAGATGCAGGGATTCCAGAGGGCTGGAGATCCCAGGCAGGCACCACCCGGAATGCCCGGAGGCCCGGGACCCAGAACTAACCTGGGAGGAAGAATGTAGATATGGCTTTATACAGGGTTGATATCATCAATGATGACGGTGAGGATGATTGGGTTGAGGTTGAGGCTACCAGTATCGGGGAAGCAACAACTAAAGCC